GGAGACACGGTCTGACGCCTCTGACATGTCCAACGTAACGAAATCGTTTTCGCTGGACGGATAGGAGGAGTCGAGGGCCAGATCCCGATTCACCTGCTGGTTCGCGAAATTTACGCGTCCAGCGGTCCAAGGGCCACGTTCAAGTGTTCGCACGAGAGCGCGGCTCTGTCCCTGCTGGATCCACTGTATTTCAAGTGGTTCCATACTGATGATACGGGGACCTCTGGAGTCTTTTGGTACGAGTGTGACTTTCGCCATACTCTCAGGAATTTCTTCCATAGCCTCGAGACTTTCGAAGTTCTCCAGCAGATGACCGTAGTTCAAGTAGAAGAAATCCGTTATCGGATACTCCTGCTCGAGATGCGAGTAGATGCGCTTGAAGCACATTTTCTCGTATACGGGTTCACCTGTTGCAACTGACCCCGGACCGTGTCCGGGAAGGATATCTTCGAGGTTGGTCACCTTGAAGACGTACCACAACGCCAATGCAGCACTCTCCAGTGCTTGCATAGCGGTACACGAGAGGGGTACCTCATCCCTCTCGCAAGGTAAGCTTTGGTCCGTTTCGACAAATTTGTCTAGGACGGCCTCAGCATCTTGTGTGGTATAGGATCCTTCGAGATTGTAAAACAGGTAACAAACCTGTCTTACGGCACGAACAGCGCCGACAATCTCAGTTAGAGACGACGGCTTGTTTCGGACCAATCCGGTACTGGCGTCAAAGATCATGTCAAACACTTCTCCTAGAAATACCGGGAGAAATGTACCTTTCTTCCTCTTGAACGAGGGAGGTAGGTCAAGTGGCAGATCGGTCGCTAGAGCGCGGTCAAGCGCTTTGCCTAGCTTAGGAAGTGACTTCGTTATGAAGCCAAGACCTTCGACAGCAGTGCGCCGCCGCAACGTTTCCACGTCACGACGGACGTAAGAGGGCCGGAGGCCCAAAACTACTGTTTGATCTGTGAGTACAGAAGCAACAGTCTCGAGACAAAACTCGAGATCGTTAGGCTTTTCAGGGTTGCTCAAGGAGTAATCCCTCCAGGCTGACTAAGCAGCTTCATCAAACCCACTAGATTTCGAAAGAAGACAAATACTTCAAGAACTATTAGGAAGACAGAAATGCCTACCATAATAGCCATGAAGCATATGCCCGCACAACTCCGGGGGACTGGTTTTAGACCATCCCCTGAAGAAAGCCCGGTATGCACCATTCGGGCGGAGGCGTCGAGTTAGACACATTCCAGTGTTCAACTGTTTCGTCTCCGTTGTTTCCCCGGATGAAGCCCACCAGGTGCTGGAGCTGATACGTGACGTAGTTGGTTACATCGTAACCAACAGGAACGTCGATGACCAGGTAGCACGAGCAAAGGGCTTCTTGCCCTTCGACAGTGATAGCCTGGCCATTGCCCCCGGAAGGATCCGGTATCTCGGTAACCTTAGCCGTTTCAAAACGGACAAGGTGCCGATGGCGTTGGTTTGCACCCTACCCACTGTTTGGTGGGAAATTTTCAGGGTGTTGGGAAGGCCCGGCACGGCGTTTATACAACGCCGTATGCTGGAACCGTTCACCATACCGACAACCGAAAACGACCTTGTGGGGTTATCTTCGGCAGCAACGGCGTCAACGTCAATCGGAATCACGAGTGGGTCTGAGAATGCCAAGTCAGCATCTCCTGTACTTATTGTTCTGGGAAAATGCCCAGAGCAACTCAGTGACGTCTATGTCGCTGAGCAATTAGTGCCCCCGCTGTCAGTAACTGCAACCCTTTTGGGGTACGCAAGTTAAAACCTGTATGCGGATCAAGCACTGCCGGGTAACCGGCCAATCTATGGTAACCTTTTCCCGTAACAGACGGGGCAAGGGTGAGTGGGGAGGTCCCCCAAGGATTCGCATCATAACTGATACCCAAACTGCCTTCTGCCTGTATGGCATCTAGCAGCCAGTGTTCAGTCTTGTGCGAATAGCCGATCTTTAGCGACCGACAATAGTCAAAAATGACTACCTGAGGGTCCAGGAGCGTACGTGTGTAGCTCCTTAACACGGATCCTACTCCGAGAACCCAGTCCACGACGAATGAGAAGGGAATACGAGCCCAGATAATACCGGGATCGAAATTCACTCCAAAGACATCGAGGCCTCCAAGGACGCGCGCCAAATTCCGGGATACCCCGGGGACGCGATATTCAAAGTCCATGGTGGCGCTGAATCTGACATTGAGCTCCCTGACCAGATCGGCACTGATGGA